CAGAGCTACAAGGGCCGATTGTATTTCGGCGCGGCGAACGACGCAAAATTCTACTACTTGCCGACCGGCAACGTGACCGGCGGGGCGCTGTCTGATTTTGATCTGGCCCAGGTGACGGAGCGCGGCGGGGTCCTGCGCGGCATTGGCGAATGGTCGCGCGACGGCGGCGACGGACTCGCCAGTGTCATCGTCTTCGTCATGTCGTCGGGCGAAATCGTGGTGTATAGCGGCGACGACCCGGCATCAAACTTCAGCAAGGTCGGCTCGTACTTCGCAGCGGAGCCCATCGGCGACCGCCCGCTTGTCAGCATCGGCGGCGATCTGGTTGTAATCACGCGGCAAGGGTTCTTGCCGGTGTCGTTGCTGTTACGCGGTGGCTCGGTCGAGGACGTGGACCGCACCGCCATCGGGAAAATCCGGCAAGCTGCGGTAAACGCGGCGACAGCCGGGGCGGCGTTTTTCGGCTGGTCTGGCGTTACGGACCCGAAAGACAACAAGCTGGTTATAAATGTGCCGGTCGCGGCGGGGACGACGTTTGACCAGTATGTCTACAACATCACCAGCGGCGCCTGGACCAAGTTCACGGGCATCCCGGCCCGCCAATGGGCCAGCCTGGGGTCGGATCTGTATTTTGGTGGCGACGGCGGCAAGGTGTTCAAAATCACCGGCACGACGGACGACGGCGCAGCAATCACGGTGAAGGCAAAACAGGCGTTCACCTATTTCGGCGACCGGGCCAGCCGGAAGCGCATCACGTCAATCCGGCCAATAATACAATTGGACGGCTCGCAAGCCTTCAAGATCGCACTTGATAGCGATTTCGGCGATCGGACGATCACCGCCGCGAATCACACGATATCTGGGCTTTCGAGCGGGTCGGCGTGGGACACGGGCGCTTGGGACGCCGCCGTGTGGGCGGGCACCCCAACGCCCAACACGCTCTGGCTCGGAACCCATAACATAGGCCGGAACTTTGCGATCCGCGTCGAGGCCGACACCACTGGCCAGAACATTAGCTGGCTGGCCACTGATTATCTCGGAGAACGAGGAGGAGTCCGCTAATGCCATGGAGCGCGGGAACTTTTAGCCGAACTGACGGCACCCGGACCGGCACGACGGTCTGGACTCAGGCCCGCGACGCGGGAGTCAACATTCTGGCTGCGGACCACGACACGCACGATCAGGACATTGCGACGGGCATCAACTCGACGCTCGCGAAAGATGGCTCAAATTCGCCGTCCGCCGATTTGCCGATGGGCACCTACAAGCACACTGGCGTTGGGGACGGGACGGCCCGCAACCACTATCTCGCAGTCGGCCAGTTCCAAGACGGGGCTGTAACATACGCCGCAACCGGCGGGTCGAGTAATGCGTACACCTTGACGCTCTCGCCCGCGATCACGGCTTATGTGACCGGGATGACGTTGCAGATTGAGCCGAACCACACGAACACTGGAGCGGCGACAATTGATGTCAATTCGGTTGGCGCAAAGTCCATCAAGGACGTGTACGGCGCGGCGCTGATCGGGAACGAGCTTCAGTCTGGCGGGATCTACACGATCTGCTACGACGGGACCGACTTCCTGCTGGTCAACACCGCGTCGCTGTTGAGAACGGTGACCATAAAAAAGGCGGCGGTCTCGATCACGCACAACACCTGGACGCAATGCGCGTTCGACGCGGGCGATGTCGTGACCGACCCGGCGGGGCTTGCCGACGCGGCAAACGAGAAGATCGTGCTGCCGACCAACAGCACTGCCGCCCTCGTGACGCTGGCGACTCAATACACATCGAGCGGGATCGACTCGATCGGCGTGACGGTTGGTTATTCGCCAGTGGCCAACACCCCAGGGACCGGCGGTGCGACGAATTTTGTCCAGCGGGCCAGCAACCACAATTCACTACCGGGTTCCGGGACAATTTTCCACACCGCCGTCTCGCACATTTTCACGGTGCCGAACCCCGGCTCGACCGACAACGGATCTTACGACGTGTACGGATCGGTCTATGTGGACATCACGGCGGGCAGTGGATCTGTCCCGATCGCCTGGGAACTTAGCGTCGCAGTGTTGAGGTAGAAATGGCTGAAGCTCAAGTCAACTTGTCTTGGTCCCTGCCGTCGATCTCGACGGCGCTGGGCATTGATCACCAAACCACCGGGATCATCAGAAACAACATCTGGGTTGTCCCCGGCGTTGACCAACCGGCCCTGGACGCGGCCATCGCCGCGTATGACGACGGGGCCGAAAAGCTTGCCATCCAGTGGGCGATCGTCCGCGCCGACCGCAACCAGCGGCTGGCGGAATGCGACTGGACCCAGTTACCGGACTCGCCGCTCGCGGATGCCGAGAAATCCGCCTGGGCAACCTACCGCGCCGCCCTCCGGGATGTCCCGGCGCAGGGGGACCCGTATGCTATTGCTTGGCCGGTGGCCCCGTGATCGGAGTCGTCCCCGACGATACAGGCCTAGTGGCTGGCTGGGTCGCGGAACAGCTAGGATTTGATGGGGGCTTTGGCCCCCATTTTGCTGTCGGCATCCGGGATAACGAAACGCCGATCGCGGGCGTCGTTTATCACCACATGACAGCCCGCGACACGCAAGTGTCGATGGCGGCGACCTCGCCCCGCTGGGCGCGCAGGGGCACGATTGAATATCTCTTCCGCGTTCCCTTCGAGCATTTCGGCATGCGCCGCATGACGGCCATTACCGCCAAGAGAAATCGCCGTGCCCGCAAGCTGCTGGCTGGCCTGGGCTTCCGTGAGGAAGGCCGGGCGGAAAAGTATTTCGATGATTCGCGAAACGGCGACGCGATCATCTACGGAATCTTGTCTAGTAATTGCAAATGGATGAACGGCCATGGGTAAAGGACCCCGCGCGCCTGACCCCCAGGCGGTCGCGCAAGCTCAGTCGGAAGCGAATCGGCTTAATATATATGGACCGTATGGCGCGCAGGTTTTCGGGTCTGTAAACGACCAGGGCCAGTTCGTCCCGCGCACAGGCGGTGACGCCGTTATGGTCAACGAGACGCCGTTCCAGGCGGCGCAGCGCGCTCAACAAGAAGCGTTGCTTCAGCAGCTTGGCAGCGTCGCGCAGCAACGAGCCGGTGCGATCTCCGGCGACCCGTTCACCTTGCCCGGCGCGCCCGCGTACCAGGGAGCAATCGATCGCTCTGGCTTGCCGCAAGTGGCGGACTTCAGCGGCCAAGTCACGCGCGGCCTCGACATGAGCGGCCTCGCGGGCATTCCGGGCGTCGATGATTTCGGCGCGGAGCGGCAGCGAGTTGAAGACGCGATCTACAATCGCCAGCGGCGTCTGTTGGATCCGGAATTTCAGCAGAGCCGGGAGCGGTTGGCGCAGGACCTCCAGAACCGGGGCATCCCGATCGGTTCAGAGGCCTACAACCGGGCCATCGATCGGCTCGACCGCAGCCAGGGGCAAGCCTTGGCGGATCTGACCGACCGCGCGGTGACCCTCGGCGGGCAGGAGCAATCTCGTCTATTCCAGCAAGCCATCGGCGCCCGTGGCCAGCAATTTGGCGAGCGGCAAGCCCAGGCGGGCTTTGGCAATCAGGCCTTGCAATTGGCCAATGCGCTGGCCGGTAGCGCCCGTGGGACCATGGCCTCGGAGATTCTCCAGGATCGCGAACTGAACAACGCGGCGCGAGCCAATGCGATCCAGGAAAGCCTGTTGCAGCGCAACCAACAGACGAACGAACTGGCACAGCTTCTCGGGGCTGTCCCCGGGCAGCCGCTGCCGCAGATGCAGTCTGGCATCTCACCGATCGATATCACCGGGCCAATGTATCAGCAGTATCAAGCCGATGTCGGCAACTATCAAGCCAACCTCGGCGGGCTGTACGGCCTCGGCCAACTCGGCGTTATGAAAGCTTTGGGAGCGTTCTAACATGGCGATGCAAGGAGCCCGCGCGGGCGATCTGTTCCGGCTGCAACTGGCGCGGTCCCTCGCGCCACAGGGCAACCCGACCACGCCGCTGGCGGCGCTGGGAAATCTTGGCCGTCTAGCGGCTTCGCTCTACATGCAGCAGAATGTCATGAAAGGCATTGAGGACCGGCGGACTGCGGCTGATAGAGCCGCCCTCGCCGCGTTGCAGGGTACGAGACAGCCGATCTACGCCACGCGGCCAACCGTTGGTGACGTGGATCTCAGCCCGCCGTCGCCGGGCATCCCGACCGCGCAGATCGGAGAACGAGTTGGGCCAGATCGGGCCGGGTTGATTTCCATCCTTTCCAACCCGGACGCCTCTGAAAACATCAGCAAATTGGCGGGGACACTGTTCGCGGAGCAAACCAGCGCGAAACAAGCAGCGGCAACTCGCGCTTTCCAAGCGGCACAAAGCGCGGCAACTCGCGCTTTCCAAATGGGCGAGAGTGAGAAGGACCGCAATCTCAGAGAAAAAGAGAACAAGCTAAATCGACAGGCCCAAGAGGCTCTAGCCGCAGGCAAAAACGATACCGCAATCCGGATAGCGGAAGAGCAAAATAAAGTACGCCGTCAAATTGCTGAGAATGCATTGAAAGCGAAGCCTCATGTGGAGGCGCTGGATAAGAACGGGAACCATGTTTTTGTGACACAAGCAGAGATCAGCGCCGACCCGACGCTTACCCCCGTCCCAGGCGGGGGGTCCGTTGGGCAAGAAGTCGCGGCAGTCATGAAAAAAATGAGGCTCTTTGGCGAAGATTCTTTAACCGTGGACGAGAAAAAAATCTACAGCGATCATTTGGAGACGAGAAGGCGCACGAGTGATCTTGAGCGCCTTTTCGACATCCTGGGCCAGGGGGGGATGGGAAGTAACTCCGACGGCCAATCCGCGCCTGGTGCCCAGTCGGGGGGTTGGAACGCCACCCCCCTCCCAGAAGGCCAGGGCTCGAAATGAGTAAATATCTGGTCACATCTCCCAGCGGCCAAAAATATGAAGTCACTGGGCCTGACGGGGCGACGGAAGCAGACGCTATTGCTTGGGCTCAAAAAAATCTTGCCCAACCCGAAGCCGCTTCTACTGCTCGCGCGGAAGATTCTATTTTTTCTCGGATCGCCGATCGAGTCACCGACGCCGTTCAGCCTATATGGCAAGCCCCGACATTGGGGCAGGAAGAGATTCAAAACCTCCCCATCGATCCCGCTTCCAAACAATTGCTAAAGTCTGGCGCGGCGGCGTTTGATGCCACAGGGAGAATAATTTCTACTGTCACGCGTGGGGCGGGCGCGCTGGCGGGGCAGGTTGCTGAAGAACTCGGGGAGTCCCCTGCGATGTCCCGCCGCCTTGAGCGCGATATCGGTGGCGCGGGCGGCTTGTTGGAGATGGGAGGGCTGTTACTAGGGGCTCGCGCCCCGCAAGCCGGGCCGCGTGTCGCGGCTCCGCCCGCCAAATCTATGGCGACCCCCAGCAAATCCACCGCCGTTAAGCCGCCGGACGCAGCAAGCCCCGTGGCCCCGACGCCCGCGACGGACATCCAATTGAGCGATATATTCGGTTGGGGGTCTGAGCCCCGCCCTCCGCTTGGGGGTAAGCTGGGGGCGGGTAAGAATTTCGCGCCTGGAGAATTGCGCGCTGAAGGCGCGCGGTCTGATTTTGCAACCAAGCCTGGGCTAGTAAGTGAGGCTCGGGCTGGCCTTCCTTTGCAAAAAGAAATCATGGCGGCGGCAAAAGATGTGCTGAAGGCCGGGGATGTCCCCGTCGCGCCGGGGGGCGAAAGCCTAAGAATTTACGAGCAAGTCGCAAGTTTATTGCGGGCGGGGCGGATAGATACGCCGCAATTGGCCGATGTTTTATCAAAATACAATTTAACCACAGAGCAATTCGCGAGGGGAATGGGCGTTGATGTCTCGAACGCCGGGCGCACTCTCCAAATCCAAAGCTCCTTGGCCCAGTCTTTGAAAAAAATGGACCCTGACGGATTCGGAATTAATGCGCCGATAGTGGATGACCGAGGGATCTTCCGCAGGGTTAACGACATCCGCCGGGGGCTAATGGTCAGCCAGATCAAAACCGCCGCCAGGAACGCGACGACCGCCGCCGCGAATGTTGGGGTCCAAACAGTAAACCGGGCGATAGAGTACGGCATTAGAAAGGCCGCGCGCGGCAAATTTAATATTTCGGAAGTCGGCGAAGACGCCCCAATGCAAACCCCGGCAGACGTTTTTGGATTGCTAGTCCAGTCGGCTAGGCCGATAGAAAGCCGAAAAATATTAAAAGAGGCGCTGAAGTATTCCCCGGATAAATACGACTCATTGATGCGCGCGTATTCTGCCGATGTCACATTCAACGGGAAGACCTCGATATTTCGTCCATTAGAAAAAGGTGTATACGCGCTTAATGTTTTCAACAGATTCCAAGATCAAGCATTTAGGTCGGTTGCTTTTAGCGATAGCCTTATTCGCCAAATGAAGGCTCGCGGTGTTGACGCGCGCGATCTACTCCGCAACAACCAAATGAGCGAAATCCCGAAGGACGTCTTAGACAAGGCGACCGAAGACGCTTTGGCCTTCACGTTTTCCGATGCGCCGAAGAGTGCCTTTGGGAAAGGTTTTGTGGAAGTCTTCGACAACCCAGCTTTGAGCATCCTCGTCCCGTTCCCCAGGTTTTTAGTCGCGTCAACGCGATACACCGTTGAGCATTCTCCATTGGGATTGGCTTACGAACTTTCCAAAGTCCCGCTCAATAAAGGCAACGTATCTCAAATCGCAAAGGGCGTGACGGGCACCGGATTATTTTTAGGGGCATACGCATTGGCGAACAGCGAATACGCTGGAGATAAATGGTATCGGTATAAGGTCGGCGGGAAAGATATAGATATCCGGGCCTACTACCCATTCGCGGCGGCTTTTTGGGTCGCGGATGCCGTTAAAAGATTAGAAAACGGGACCTTGTTCGACCTTAATGCAAAAGACATCGCGGAGGGCTTGATTGGCGTCCAGGTGCGTGGGGGGACCGGGAATTATTTAATAGACGGCTTCGCCGACGCAATGCAGGGCGACGGCACCGCGCGTGAAAAAGCCATTAAAGCCGGGGGGCGGCTGGTTGGAGAGTATATCGCGAGCTTTGGAACGCCGCTTCAGCAATTCCGGGACGCCTACTCTTTGTACGACCCGGATCAAAAAATCGTGTGGGATGTTGACAAGCGCCCCGTGCTTGGCCCGCTGGCTACTCGATTCCCCGGCGGGGGCCAACTCTTAGATTTGGACCCCGCAATATCACCCTTCAGAAAAGACCCCATCACGCGGCAAAATCCAGTGATGGCTCAATTAACTGGGATTACTTACTCGCAGCCGATGACGCCAATCCAATCCGAGTTGGCGCGACTTGATCTGCCGCAGTCTACTTACGTCCCGAAGTACAAAAACCCAGAGTTGCGGCGGCTCGCCGCGCAAGAAACTGCAAAAATTCTGGATACGTCATCTGCCCAACGAGCCTTGTCTAACGTCATCCGTAAATTTCCAAACAACCCGGAGGGCAACGCGAGTTCACGGCTTGTGCAAAAAGAGATTGGGGCCGCGATAAAAAAAGCAGTCAGGGAGAGG